AAGCCTGAGATGTATGCCAAGATGAAAATGCTGTTAAAACAAAAGGATTTAAGGCGTGTTGTGAACGATTATAAGATGTTAGGTCAATCTGCTGTTCAAGTGGTCTATAACAAGCGTAAAACAGCCATTGTGAAGGTCCTACACTTTCCTATGGAGACTCTTAGAGCAGAAAAAGCTAAAAAAGGTCAAATAGAAGCTTATTACTACCATCCTAAGTGGTGTGATATGAAACCTAGCGATAAACCTAAAAGAATACCTTCTTTTGGTAATGGTTCTAAAAGAGAAGTTATAGAAATATATGTATTTAAACCATATAGGTCAGGATTTTACTATTATTCTCCAGTAGATTATCAATCTTGCTTACAATATGCAGAGTTAGAAGAAGAAGTAAGTAATTATCATATAAATAACATAAAGAATGGATTACAACCTTCTTTATTAATAAACTTTAACAATGGAGTACCTAATGAAGAAACTCAAGAGCTTATTGAACACAAAATATATGATAAGTTTAGTGGCTCTTCAAATGCAGGTAAATTCATACTTACTTTTAATGAGTCTACAGAAACTCAAGCAGATTTACAACCTATTCACTTACCAGATGCTCACGCACAATATCAGTTCTTGGCTGACGAAAGCAGAGAAAAAATAATGCTTGGTCATGGTATTGTTTCTCCTATATTATTAGGTATAAAAGATAATACAGGGTTTGGAAACAATGCAGAAGAACTTAGAACTGCTTCTATCCTCATGGATAACATAGTAATTAGACCATTTCAACAGAATATTATAGATGGTTTAGATGAAATCCTTGCATTTAACAAAATATACTTAAGCTTATACTTTGTCACTTTACAACCAATAGAATTTACAGAATTAGATAACATTTCTACTAAAGTTAAGAGAGAAGAGGAAACAGGAGAGAAGTTAAGCTCACAAGAAGAATTAGATTTATCAGATGAAGGTGCAGAGGACTTATATACTCAATTAGAGGTACTAGGAGAGATTGTTTCTGATGAATGGGAGCTTATACATAGTGAAGCAGTAGGTAATGACAATGAAGAGTTTGATTTAACTAAATTAAGCGTATCAGAAGATGATGCTAAACCTAATAAAAGGTCAAGTCAAGATAATTCTGGATATAAAATAAGATATTCTTATGGTCCAGTAAGAAACTCTGATAAAAGTAGAGTATTCTGTAAACAAATGGAATCTCTTACAAGTAAAAACTTAGTATTCAGAAAAGAAGACATTAGTCTTATGTCTTTTAAAGGATTAAACAGTGATTTAGGACATAATAAAAAGAAATATAACCTTTTTAAGTTCAAAGGAGGTAAAAATTGTCACCATTTCTGGGAAAGAAGAGTATATAAAAAGAAAGTAACACCAAATGCCGAAGTTGAAGCTTCAGATGCTGTACAAGACGGATTTAAGGAACCAAATAACCCTAAAGAAGTCGAAGTTAGACCAGTAGATATGCCAAACAGAGGTGCTTATCCAAAAACTAAATAATTATGGCACAGAAAGCACTCTTTATAACAATAAATGACTTAAAAAGAAAATCTATTATAGATGGTAATGTAGATGCTGATAAACTTATACAGTTTATTGAGGTAGCTCAAGATACTCACATTCAAAACTATTTAGGAGGATTACTTTATAAGAAACTACAAACCTTAATATTAAATGGAACTATAGATGACTCTGGTAATGCTGATTATAAGCTATTATTAGACGATTATGTAAAACCCATGCTTACTTGGTTTACACAAAGTTCTTATTTGCCATTTGCTATGTATCAAATTAGTAATGGAGGTGTATTTAAACATAGAAGTGAAAACTCAGAAACTATTTCTTTAGAAGAAATGAGAATGATGTTAGCTAAAGTTACTGAAACAGCAGAGTTTTATACTAGAAGATTTGTTGATTACATGGATTACAATAGCACTTTATACCCAGAATATGTTTCCTCTACTAATGGAGATATGTACCCTGATAAAGATGTTAATTTTAATTCTTGGGTACTTTAATGAAAAACAAAAAGATAAAAACATACAAACCTAAAGAAAGTAATGTAGTTAAATTAGATACTTTCTTGCAAAAACTAAATAAAGATGGCTACACTTTCAGGAAATAAAATAAAAGATACTTACCAATCACTTGTAAAGTTTTCTGATAATGGAAATATAACAGTTGGTGCTAAGCAATTAACTGATGGTTTTGGTAATAATTCTCCTATATTTGTTTCTACTACACAAGTAGGAATAGGAGTAACACCTGAATCAGGATTAAACCTTCACGTTTATGGAGATGCTAAGATAGGTAGCAATCTAACAGTAATTGGAAACTTAGTAGTAGAAGGAAGCACCACAACAGTAGGAACAGACACACTCACAGTAAAAGACCCTTTAATTGTACTGGCAAACAATAATACTTCTACAGATGCAGTTGATATAGGTTTTTATGGCAAATACACTCCTTCAGGTACTACACTATACTCGGGATTGTTTAGAGAAGCTCTAACAGGCAAATACAGATTATTTAAAGACTTACAAGTTGAACCTACTACAACAGTAAATACAAGTGGAACAGGATATGCTCAAGCTACTTTAATTGCTGCTTTAGAAGGTAATGTTACAGGTAATCTGACAGGTAATGTTACAGGAGGAACAATATCAGGTACTACAGGAGATTTTAGTGGTGATATAACAGCAGATGCTTTTTACTTAAACGGTATGACAGCAGGTAGTGGTGCTTTATATTGGACTTCTGATAGAGTTACACTTGCAAACTATAATTCATCAGGTATTTTACGTTTTGAAACAGGTGGAGGAACTAATGCTTTAACTTTAGATGATTCACAAAATGCTACTTTTGCAGGAGGTGTTACTGCAAGTAGTTTTAGTGGTAATTTAACAGGAAATGTTACAGGAAATTTAACGGGTAATGTCACGGGAAATGTTACTGGTGATGTTACAGGTGACTTAACAGGTAACGTAACAGGAGACATTACAGGTAATGTAACTGCAACTTCTGTATTAGCAGATGGGGTTACAGCAACTACTCAAAGTTCTGGTGATAATTCAACAAAGGTAGCTACAACAGCTTATGTAGATTCTTTACAAATAAGCAGTACACTATCTGAGATATTAGCTAATGGCAACACATCTGGTTCTAATGATATTATAATGGCAGATGACCAAAAAATAAATTTTGGTGATGACTCTGATTTACAAATATATCACGATGGAACAGATGGTTATGTTCAAAACGGAACAGGTAATTTAATTATAGAACAAACTACAGACGATGCTGACATAATATTTAAAAATGACAATGGCTCTGGAGATACTGTAGAGTATTTTAGAGTAGATGGTAGCGAATCGAGAGTAGTTTATGGTAGGTCAATTCAAATGGCTGATAATGTATCAGTTTATTTTGGTAATAGTGTTGATGATGATGGTTATATAAAGTGGGATTCAACAGCAGATGAATTGTTTATTAATGGAGACACTAAGTTTTTAGAAGATGCAAGAGTTGTTGGTAATCTTGTTGTTGGTGAACATATAGGTAATAGAGCTTTTAGTGTTAAGGGTACTTCTACGGCAAATTTGCCATTTGTTTCATTGGTAAACACAGCTACAAGTTCACATAATGGTTTATTAGTTACTTGTGACAATACACCAGTTGATTATATAGCAGATTTTAGATTAGGAAGTACTTCTAAGTTTAAAATTAAGGCAAATGGTAATGTAACAAGTACAGGTTCAATTCAAGCAGTTTCACTTTATGGTGATTTAACAAGTAGTAGTTCATCGTCTGGTGACTATGTAAGAGTGTATGGTGGTAGTGGAACTGGTAAATGGGATATATATGGTGATGGTGCAAATTTAAGAATAAGTGATAATGAAAGTGCAGGTATTTTAGCAGTTGATACAGGTGCAACTTTTGGAGGAAACGCAACTTTTGACGGAAACGTAGAAATTAATGACACTATTTCAAACAACTTTACTACAAATTATGACACAAAATTATTAGTAGGTGGAGAGATAATTGCAAGAAGTTTAACTGCTAATGAATCAATGATTTCTATTGGTGGTGATTCCACCTCTGCATTCATTAAATCAGGTAAACAAGATGGTTCTCAAACAGCAAGACCATTTAGAATAGAGGTAGGCACATCTGAAGCAATGCGTATTGATAGTTCTGGAAACGTAGGAATTGGCACAACTTCACCTTCAGTTAAACTGCACGTTAATGGAGGAGATTTAAGGGTTAGGGATAGTGGTAATGTAGCTTTACAGATTATAAGTTCTGACTCAGGTCAATCTGCAATACAGTTTGGAGATGATGGGGATACAAATGATGGTAGAATAGTTTATATGAACGCCACTGATTTAATGAGGTTTTTTACTAATGACAGTGAAAAAATGGTTATTAACAGTTCTGGAAACGTAGGAATTGGAAATACGAACCCTCAAAGTAAATTACAAGTAACAACAACAGGTTACGATACTGGCACAACAGGTTTTAGATTAACTCACGCAGAAGAAACTAATTATGTTGGTTATGCAAGGTTACAAACTCCTTCAGGAGACCCTATATTTTCTTTAGGTACAATAGATGGAGCAACTACTTATGAAACCTTGTCAATGAAAAACGGAAACGTAGGAATTGGAACTAATTCGCCTGAAAATAAATTACACATTTTAACAAGTACAACCGATACATCATCTCAATTAATGGTACAAAATGGCAGTACGGGAGATGCTGCTATAAAATTTAATATATCAGGTCAAAGTTATGTTATAGGTATCGATAATTCAGACAGTAATAAATTTAAAATTGCTGGTTCTTCAGCTTTAGGAACAACAGACAGGTTAGTTATAGACAGTTCTGGTCGAGTAGGAATAAATACAACTAATCCACAATTCAAATTAGACATTTTTGATAATGTATCGCCAGTGCTGTTACAAATAAAAAGCACATCATCATCAGGTGCTGGATTTTATATAGATAATGATAGAACGGGAAGTAAAAAATTTGGATTTTTAGTTGGGAATGTTGCGGCTGGAGCATTTAATATTAAGGATGAAGATGCTGGTGTAAATAGATTTGTTATAGACACTAATGGAAACGTAGGAATTGGGACAACTTCGCCTTCAAGGGAATTAGATGTAGAAAATAGTGCTGATAACGCTGTAATTTCAGCAGTTTCAAGTACAACTCATATTGCAGGTTTGGTATTAGGAGATACCGCAGATGATGATAAAGGAGGAATACTTTATAATAATACTTCAGATTACTTATACTTTTTGTCAAATGGTTCAGAAAAAATGCGTCTTACATCTGGGGGAGATTTACACGTTGATGGAGATGTTGTTGCTTATTCTACAACTATATCAGACAAAAGATTAAAAGATAATATAAAGCCATTAGAAAGCTCTTTAGAGAAAGTAATGAATCTAAAAGGTGTTGAGTATGTATGGAACAATGGAAGTAGAAAAGGACAGAAAGATATAGGATTTATAGCACAAGAAGTAGAAGAAGTAATACCAGAAATAGTAAGAGAAAAACAAGTAATATTTAATGAAGAAGAAAAGTATAAGACAGTAGATTATGAAAAGATTACAGCAGTATTAGTAGAAGCTATAAAAGAGTTAACTGCTAAAGTAGAAAGATTAGAAAATAATAAATGTAATTGTAAGTAATGGCATTACCAAGTTCAGGAGAAATAAAGGCAAGTCAAATAAACACAGAAGCAGGTAGAAGCTCAAATGCTGAAGCACCTTTATCTGGTAGTAGTTCTACTCCACAAGCAGGTTCTTTAGTAAAGATATATGAAGGTGCAGGTGTAGACCAATCTGCTCCACACAGCTATTCTGAGTTTTATGGTATAACTTTTTCATTAGAATTAACTGACTTGTTTATAGAAGATTCTGGTAATTTTAGTGGTTATTATGATGGTTCTATTGGTGATGCTTCAAATTTATCAGTAGGAGACGTTATTTATTCTGACTCATCTTTAACAACTAAACTTTATGATAATCCAGGAGGTTCAGACCAAACTTACAATCAATGGGGAACTGCATCAACAACAACACATTGTCCTGTGGGAACTGGATATTTAATGAGAATGGATTTAAACGCAACAACATCAGAAATAGAATTAATACAATGTGACTTAGTTTAAAAAATAAATAAATAAATATGGCAAATACTTACAATTGGAGAATAAACGCATTAGATGCTAAGATTCACGAAGACGACTTAGACAATGTAATCTATACAGTACACTATACTTTTATAGGTCAAGACGATTCAGAAGAACCTGTATCAGCAAGTTTAATAGGTACTTTAGGTGTAGAATACAATCCTGAAGAACCATTTATAGAATACGCTGACTTAACTAAAGAAGATGTAGTAGGATGGTTAGAAGCTGGACTAGATGTTGACAGTATGAAACAAAACATAGACAATCAAATAGAACTAAAAAAGAATCCTGTAGACGAAACATTACGTCCTGACTGGGATTAATTTAATATATTTGTAATATAACTATAAATTTAATAAAATGTCAAAAATTAGTAAAGAAGAATTAGAATCATTATTAGAATCAGAAAAGAAAGTTTCTGCTATTAAACACGACTTAGGTACACTAGATGAGCAAAAGCATAATCTATTACACGCTTTAAGTCAAGTTAGAGAAGAATCTAACAAAGTAAAGAAAGAACTAGAAGAAAAGTATGGTAAAATAAATATCAACTTGCAAGATGGTTCTTACGAGGAAATAAAAGAAGATAAAGAATAACGCTATGGATTTTGCAGATATGAAGATATACCTTATAAACTCAATGGCTTTTCTAGTATCATTAACTGAGGTTGAGGTATGGTTAAAAATTATACTTCTAATCTGCACAATAGTATATACTATTCAAAAAACTAAAAAACTATGAGTGAATTAAGCGAAGACAGTAAATTTG